AACGCTGGTGGCGGTGGCGGTGGTGCTGGTGCTATCGGCACTACGAGCAACGGTGGCAACGGTTTAGCGAACAGCATCACAGGTTCATCAGTCACTCGTGGCGGCGGCGGCGGTGGCGGCAACGACAACGGTTCAAGCGGCGGTTCAGGCGGTGGCGGCGGCGGTGGCAACCGAGACGAGTATCCGCCGAGCGCAGGCACAGCAAACACAGGTGGCGGTGGCGGTGGTGCTACTCACTCTGGCGGTACGCCTGCGGCGAATGGTGGCTCAGGTGTCGTCATCGTTCGCTATCTCACTGCTGATGCTTCGTGGGCGACGAGCATTACAGGCGGCACGATTACGACATCAGGTTCGTACACGATTCATACTTTCAACAGCAGTGGCTCATTGGTAATCTCATAAGGAGGCTCGTATGGCATACTTTGCAGAACTAGACCCGAACAATGTGGTACTTCGTGTGCTATCCGTTTCTAACGACAACTGCCCCGACCCTGCACCAGACAACGAACAGCAAGGCATTGACTTTCTTGCGTCTCTCGGCCTCGGCACGAGTTGGAAGCAGACTTCGTATCACGGCAACTTCCGCAAACAGTACGCAGGCATCGGATACACCTACGATGCTGATGCCGATGTGTTCGTGTCACCGTCACCGTTTCCTTCTTGGTCGCTTGATGAGAACTATGATTGGCAAGCACCTGTTCCATATCCGAGTGACGGCGAGTCGTATGTTTGGGATGAAGAAGACCAAGCGTGGATTGCTACTGAAGTAGCGGAATAACTACTTGAGTGAAGCCGAGCGGTCTCGTAGCGTTGTTCACGGCTGTCGCGTTTAGTTTGTTCGCACCGGGTGCTCAGGCTAAGACTTTGGAGTGCCGAGAAGTTGAGACGAGTCCACCTTGGGAATGGGCGTATGAATGTAAGGCGGATTGGGATGACGGTTCGCGGATTACGGATGAGCAACGCAAGACGGTGAACGCGGTAGTGGTCACGACCTTCGTTATTCCGTTATCCTCTCGCCGTAGATGAAATGGCGTGACTATCTCCTTGAGAATGTTTGGGTGTGGGCTGGCACAGGCCTTGTTCTGCTGACCTTGACAGGTACGACCTTGATTCAGGCGGTCGTTATCACATCGTTAGCGGTATTGCTACACTTGGCTTTGACAACGGCGACAGGAGGCGAAAGTGATGACTGATGAAATGATTATCAAGCAGAACGCGAGCCTCGCGAAGTTCTTTGATATCGGGCAACGGCTGTTCAGCCTGTTCCTCGCTACGGCTCTGCCTGCGATTACGACCGGGGCAATCATCGGGGTTTCGGTGGCGAAGTCGGCGATTATGGCTGGCGCGATGGCCGTGATTAGCGTGATTCAGAAACTTGCCGCCGCGTCGGTAGATGGTGACCTGTCTAGCGATGAAATCAAAGAAGCGTTCTCAGGCGCGAGCAAGCCGAAGAAGAAGTGATGTTATGTACCCAGTCAGGTCTGTCGTTCTTCCTGCTGACCTGCGTGGCGTAAAGCCGGGGGAACTACCGAAGGAACTGTTGCGTGAGGTCAAGCCGCACGGCTGGCTTCACCATCTGGCGGCGGATGCGTATCACGCGCTACGAGCGGCCGCAATCGGTGACGGTATCAAGCCGTTCAAGCCGACATCGGCTGGCGACACCTACCGTTCAATCGCGATGCAGAAGGCTGGGTTCCTTCAGCGTTATCAGACAGAGATGATTATGGGTGCGTCTACGCGGCAGTGGGAAGGGAAGACTTGGTATCTGAAGCCCGGCTTCGCGCCGATGGCCGCGCCGGGTACGAGTAATCACAACCTCGGTATCGCCGTAGATATTCATACGGCTAGCGGTGAGCGTTTGGCGTGGATGTTGAAGAACTGCGCACGGTTCGGTTGGTCGTGGGAAGTTCAGTCTGAGCCTTGGCATATCCGCTATGTGGCTGGGGATAGTGTTCCTGATGCGGTGAAAGCGTGGAAGGAAGCCAATGGATAACGGATTAGCGATGATTATCGTGGCGGTGATTACGACTATGGGCGGCATTATGGTCGCGTTGATTCAGTCGCTACGGAAGGAGAACCGTGAAGACCACGCGATTGTCCGTATCCGTTTGGCGGCCATCAAGGACATTGCCGCGCGAACCGAGAAGAAGGTTGATACTGTGAAGAAGGAACTACACGACCATCTGAGTTGGCACAACGGAGGGAATGATGGGGAAGTTAGCGGAACAAATAAAGGAAGCGCGGCAGAAAGCGAAAGTCAGACCGCTTAGGGTTGATACGGTTCTCGCTGAGTTGTCGCCTGAAGACCGCAAGGATTTGTTGGCCGCGTTAGATGATGCGAAGATACCAGCGCGAACGATTGAGAATGTGCTTCGGGCGCGTGGCGTTTCGTTGAGTCAGAACGCGGTTCGGAACTATCGGATAACACGCAATGTCGCTAAGTGACGAGATAAGTGCCGAACGGAACGGTGAGTCACGGCTGTTGCGTCGTGAGCGTGACCAAGCCGTTCACCGTGCTGAGGAACTTCAGCGTCAGTTAGAGGCCGCGCAACGCGCACTTACCGTCATTGAGAAGACGGAGACGCTGGAGATATCGCCGCCGAAGTGGCTCTCCCCGGCGAAGCCGAAACAGAAAGCCGCGACCGTAGTGGCGATGCTCTCAGATACGCACTTTGATGAAGTGGTGCTACCTGAAGAGGTTGATTACTTGAACTGCTACAACCGTGAGATTGCGGTGATGCGTCTTGAGGCTTGGGCGAAAGGCCTCGTCAAGATGGCGCGTCACTATCTCGCCGGGTTGTCGTATGACGGTTGCGTTCTGATTCTCGGTGGAGACATCTTCTCAGGTGACATTCACGAGGAACTCGCGCAAACGAACGAGGACACGATGATTGGGTCGTTGTTGTTCTGGAGTGAGCAACTATGCGCCGCTACGAACCTGCTCGCGGAAGAGTTCGGGAAGGTTCACATCACGGCAGTCGTCGGTAATCACGGCCGCACGAGCCGTAAGCCGCGTATGAAACTTCGCGCCAAAACGAACTTTGATTGGCTGTTGGCGAAGATGATGGAACGCCACTTCCAGAACGACAAGCGCGTTTCGTTCTTGATTCCTGAGGGTGCTGATGCGTTCTTCAACATCTATGGCCACGGACAACTCGTCACTCACGGCGACCAAGCAACAGGTGGCTCAGGCATCGGTGGTATCTATCCGCCGATTATGCGTCTACGCGCACGGAAGGCGCAACGGTATCTTGCGACGAGTCAGAACTTCACGACGCTGTGGATGGGGCATTGGCATCAATATCTGCCTTCGCCCGGCCTCATCGTGAACGGAAGCCTCAAGGGTTTGGATGAGTATGCGTTCATCAACAACTTCGGCCACGAGGTTCCGCAACAAGCGATGGCGATAGTTACGCCTGAACACGGCATCACGGTTCAAGCGCCTATCTTCTGCCTTGACCGTAAGAAGGAGAAGTGGTGATGAAGCACTCACTCGTCGTATGTGAATGGGCAGATGCTTTCTCGTCTGACGGTTGGGATGTTTTGAGTGAGGTGAACGCTGATGAAGTGGTCTGTGAATCGGTCGGGTTTCTGCTGACCGGGTTCAAAGAAGGTTATGTAGTCCTTGCTCAATCCCTCAACAATCAGGACTACTACTGCGGTTACTTGTTCATTCCCGTTGCTATGGTGAGGCGGCTTACGGTAGTTTCTTCAGTTGCGTAGGGTTCCCTTCTCCCCTGCGTCGGCTTGAGCCGCCGCCGATGCCTCCTGTCGGCGGCTGGCTCGCCGTTACTTGCTCATTCCATTTGGCATACCTCGTGACACCCGACCGCCATACTTGAAGTCACGGCTCATCCGAGCCGCCACGAGGAGGAACAATGCGAAAGATAATCAAGCCACCGCACGGAAGTCTTGAATGGCTTCAGCGCAGACACAGAGCAGAGGATGGGCGCGTCGTATTCGGCGCGTCGGAAGCGCCAGCGTTGATGGGCGCGTCACCGTACACGACCCGGCCTGAACTGTTCGCCGCGAAACTTAGCGAGCCGCAGGTCGGTAAGCAGACGGAAGCGTTCTGGCGCGGCAATCTACTTGAGCCAGCACTTATCAACGGTGCGAGCGCGGTGCTAGGTGTTCCGTTCATCACGCCGAACCTGATGTACGAATCGGGCAGGTTCATCATCTCGCTAGACGGTGTGGATGACGAGGACAACCCGAAGATTGTGATTGAGG